TAATACCATGCTATTCCTTGGTCCCTACCGAAGTCCTTAGGCAGGTCAATCCTTATATCTTCCGGAATTACAATGCCTTCACGGACACTGTCTGCTCCGAAGAATATAGCTTCGCCGAATACACTTCCACTACCAGTGGTGTTGGTGAGCACGTTGGTTTCTTCAATGAAACGGGTTTTGTAATACTGCCCGACTTCACCTCGGAACAACGGATTCATGGTTGTGCTTTGTGCTTTGGCTTCGAAGAAGTCATAGAGACCTCTGATGGAATTAGTGGAAGCTACACAGATGTAGTTTTCACCATCCCAGAGAGGAATGTTCTTCTTCTTCATCTCATCGATGATGTCACGGACATTCTTGTCGGACATATCGGCGGTTGCTGTTGAACTTACTGCACCAGACGAGTCGAAACTCGTTGTGGCAGTGTTCATACAGATTGCAAACAAGTCAGACGTTTGGAACTGTGTAGCAGCGGCACTATCTAATACCACTCTCATGTCGTTCTGAAGAACCGTCTTAACTATGTCTGGAACCTGCACTTCTGCCAAGGTCCTTACCTTAAGAGTAAAAGGTATGGCGTTGCCATCGAGATTTATACCAGTTATTTTTCAACAACTGCCAGACTATATCTTCTACCTTTGTAGTTATGCGTATAGTCGTTGAGGATTTTGGATATCCATTCTAACCTTCTTCGCTTACGGAAGATATTGAAAGACAAACCATTATTTACATAATCAAGAATATTTATCTTGAACCAGTAAAGGTCTTTACGACCATCTTTCATTTTTCTTAATTTTAGGTCAGATACTTCGATATTAAGAGATTTAAACATATGCCAAAAGTCTTTTGTCCAACGAGAAGTGTTTGCAAAGTACAACCCAATGTGAGTATCTTTGATAGGAGAAAACGAAGTAGTAATATATCCTTCTGAGTCCATAAGACCTTGAATGAAAGATTTTTTTACTTCATTATCACCATCAAAAACAAAATTAGGCAATTCTGTTTTATTATGTGTAAGTTTTTCTACTTCCTCTACTTTATCCTTTCCATAAACTTTACACAAGTAACACTTCTGCCGATTTTCTCCTTCAGCTTTCATATCATAAATAGAATATTGTTTACCGTACATTCTTTCTATACAATTTCTCCAGAAGATAACGAAATCCTTATCTATAGCCTTAAGAAGAACACTATAACCATTCTCACCCTTGGCAAGGAATCCATCACCCAACATTACTCCATAATGATATGCCTTATCTCTTAATAACACGATATCCTTTCCTGCTGATTACCTAATCCGAAACATTGTCGCACTTTGGCAGTTTCGGCTCTAAAGGCTTTCCAGCATTTAGCACAATTTAAACAGAGCTGGCTTATTAACTCTGTTACTGTCAAGGTTCCTTGGGTAATGGTGTAGTTGTTCTTGGGGATGGTGGATGTTTCACTCAGTGTACCACCAGAAGTAGAGATGTTACTAATCTTATCGAATAGTACTGCATCTCCTCTATTCTTACCAATGGCTCCCTCCGGATTTACGAATTGGCGGAAACGTTGGACCGTTTGAGCCCTATTTCGTATATTCTTTGAGAATACATCTGAATGAAGATATCCACCAAGACTATCTGTGCCCCATCACTTATCCTATATCTCTCAATATAAGGTGGACTGTACCTTTCACAGATTACTCTGTGGATGACATGCAGTCTCTGACACCTTTACGATTTGCTTCTTGTAATTTATCCATCCAACTTAACTCACTATCAGAGTAAAGGATGTTATATCCTTGACTAGCTCTTTTAAATCTAGACTCAAGGAAATTCATTACAAGATAACAGTGGGGACGTTTTGCTCTGACGTAAGGATATATTAACTTTGCCAGACAATATACGGATATCATTCTATTAACAGCCACAATCGTAGCAATCTTATGCCACGGTCGAGACTGTTGTTTATAGATGTAATGTCCTATATCATATTTATTCAACAAACGGATATATTCAGCAAGTATCTCAGGATTGGTATTACCCATTCTTATCTGAACTGAGATTTTCCTGCCTCCTTTTTTTCCATTATGCTGTGCATCACGTTTCCCATGAAGGTTAAAAGAACCCTCACCATCAAGTAGCCCCCCCATCCAAGATAAATCAATTTCATCTTGATGGGTAAGACTTAAGGTAAGCGGATTGTCCATTGTTCCATACCGTCCATTTTTACCTGGAAGTAGAACGGTCTTTAGGATATTCCCGCTACAATCACCACTTACAACCAGCGGGGTAGCTAGTTGCTGACCCATGGATTACTCCTTATTCATTAACTTTGCTAACCTAAAGCTCCAGACCTTTCGGACTGAAGTTTACGACGACTTGAAATCTCGTCTTCTAAGGTTTCTTTCGTGGACCTTGGTCTCTTGGGTGTAGAGTCGACTTCTTCCTTCTCTGCACCTGGAGAACCTAAGGACCGCTTGCGTTTTTCCTTCACCAAGGCTTTTTTGAGTTTCTTGGTTTCCTTATTGTCTGACTTCTGACCTCTACGTTTCTTAAGGATAAGGTTGAGGGCGTCGGACACCGCTAATTCCTGACCACCTGGTCTGCGATAATTCTTTGTATAGCCAAATATCTTTTCCAGTTCTTCCTCGCTAGATGCATAGAGCATCTTAGCTAACCTTACAAGGTTACTGTTCTGGCTGTTTATATCCAGCTCATTTCTCGCACCTGGGTAAATTTCAGGGGCATTAGGGGCTGCAAGGTAATCGTAAGAGTTGCGGACTTGCTGCCACTCACGAGTAGCACGGACGGAGTCTTCTTCCTTCCGTTTTAACTCTCCTTGATACTCTATGCGAAGCTCACGTTTAGCATTCTTAAACCGTTCCTTGCTAATTTGGACAAGGAGGTCAGAATCACCATCTTTATGAGCATTTCGTTCAGCCGTATCAAGTTCAGCATCGGTATAGATACGTTCTTTACTGCTGGAAGTATCCTTCTCGCCTTTATCCTCTTGGGATTTGAGCTTATGCAGCTCTGCTTGGAGTTGGTATTTCTCAGCAGTAAGTTTATCTATACGTTTATCCCGACCATCACGTTTAACTGTGTCGTCGCCCTCTGGCTCGCCTACAAATTCGGTTAGAGAGTCAGGTTCATCGGTTTCATCAGATTGTTTATCAGCAGGAGGTGGGGTATCTTCGGAAGCGGGTGTCTCTGCTTCCTCAGTCTCTGCCAGAGGCTCTGAAGTCTCCTCTTTTGGCTCAGAAGGAATGAGTTTATCCTCAATAGCTTCACGTTGTTCCTGAAGTATTGATTTTACTTCCTCTTGAGCTTCACCTTGTTCAGTAGATTTTGGTTGAGCAGTATCTACAGATGCCTCTGCTTGTTTCTCTGGTGACATTGTTACTCCTTCAGCGTTTTGTTAGGTCGCAGAACCGACAGAGTTTCATTGGTTTTCTCAGAACCATTACATGCTGTGCATACAGTCTTATCTTCTCTATATGGATTATATTTCCAACGTTTGCCACACTTGGTACATTGCATGGTGCCACTCATAGTTCCCCAGTCATACCTATAGTTATGAATTCTTGAAGATTCTATCATAGTTATCTGCATATCTTGGTGAATAACCGAGGCGAGGGAGGCTGTGATTGTCGTAGCAACCCAGAAAGTCGCTGTTGACCTCTTTCTGGATTTCTGCCGCTGCTCCCTCTCCTTGGTGGAGTCGAGCTTGGTTCTTGAGACTGCTGACCAGTTGATTCTTGCGAATAGGGTCTATTGTGGGATTCTTAGCTATGCGGACTGCCCGCCTGCGAGCATCTTCGAAATATAAACCCTCTTTTGGAAATGAACTATCTCGACTCATCTTAAATCATTATCTCCTTTTCTTAGCCTTTGCTGCACGCTTAGTCATCTTCTTCTTTGACGCACGCTTACTGCTCTTCTTACATGGCATACCTTCCTCACCACCTCTCTTGTTATATCTGGGTTGCATCATTACTTCACTGTCTATGTATTCCATGTCGTGTTCGAACATAGGGGTGACTAAGGGTGCGTTCAGTTGTTTGTCTATGTTGTCTATCTGGTTGGATAATTTCTTGACGCTATCTACATAGTTATAGATACGGGAAGTCAGGTCGATTCCGAATTGTTTGTAGCCGAGGTAGAAGTCGAAGGACTTGTCTAGGGAACCATCAGCTAAGGCACCGCCAGTCCAGCGGCCCTTGACCTTTCCGCCTACGGTATCTATTATCATCTTATCAATGATAGGCTCTATGATGGTTCTCCACCCATTAGAAGATATGGTTTGTTGGACCTCTTGACATGTTGAGAGTTTATTGAAGAGCTTAGCCTTCTCATTGTTCAGTATGTTATCGTCCACCTTTATTAACCTCCAGTTTACCTGCGGTTTGAGCGACTACCTTCTTGCCTTGTTCCTGTATCTTAGCCAGGTCCTTATTGCCCTCCTGTATGCCTTGTTGGAGCATCTGGGCTTGTTGCTCCAGCTGTTGGACTACCTGTTGGAGCTGGGCTAACTTAGTCTGCATGATTTCTTCAGGATTGGTTGAGAACTTATCTGGGTCCTTGATGCCGTCCTTCTCCAACCAGTCCTGTAGGGCATTGTAGACATCGTTTCCATCAACGACCCCCACTTGCATAAACTGGGCTATGGTGTTGAGACGGAAGAGGGCACTGTCCTTAGCCATTTGCTTATCGGAGACTTCCAGGTTGCCATTAGAGGAAACCTCGGCGGGGAAGTTAAAGTCTTCCTTGGTTATCTCTTCTCCATCTATGAAGATGGATTCGTCGAGGCGGTCCTTAAGGATATCAAATACTTTCTGATAGACATTACCTAAGGTTAAGTTCCAGTTGATGACTTCTACGTTTAGGGGTCCTGAAGTTTGCTTGACTCCTTCTCGGATTTCTCCGAGGGTCTTGCCGCCGCCTACGTTGGTGGCGTTGCGGAAGAGTTGGTCGACATTACCAAGGTATTCCTCTGCGGTTGCCTTAAGGAGCTGCATGATGCGGTCGGAAGAGAGGTCGACAGTATTCGGCTGGTTAATCTGTTTGATTTCTGTGCCAATCTGTTGGACTGGAAGCATCTTGCCTGGTCCAAAGGTGGTGTGACCATCCAATATCTCACTGCTATCCAATACTTCCCACATGGGAGTATTGTTCATCTCGTCACGGATGAGCATATTGTTGACAGCACGCTCGAGGATTTCCTGTATGGCTCGGATTTGCTCGGGGACTCCACGAGAGTTGTAATAGCGTGGGTCCTTAACCTCGTTGTCATACTTATCATAGTTCCACTCGTCCTCGGTGAATTCAAATGGGAATGATATGTCTTGGAGGAGTCCTTCTTCGGAGTCGAGCACATCGGCAAAACTCGTATACACCCACCTTTTGTAGGGACCCGATTTCTTAGGTTTGTACCAGCAGAGGGTCTCGTGGATTCTGAAAAGGTCGGAGGTTGCTGTGCCTTCCGTGACTCCCTCATTGCGTCTCTTCTGTTGTTCGACAATGTCAGAGTCATCGCCCTTGGTGACGCCCGAGAAATCTAATTTGTCAATGTCCTTCTCTCTGAAGGTCTCATCCCTCATCTTATCTTCGAGCTGCTTACGGGTCATAAAGTATTCATAAGTGACCCTATTGGCATTCTCTATGTTGGTGGTGTAGGAAGGAACTATTATCTTAGTAGGTAATGGTGTCTCTATGTTAGGAAGTGATACAATTCTCTCCACGTCGAACTCTATGATGGTCTCACCTGATTTGAACTGGTCTATGATGTCCTCTACGACCTCCTTGTCATCGTCATCCTCGAGGTCGAGGTCTTCTCGGTCGGCTATGACGAGGCGGAGATTAGCTTTGGGCATTGCCTTGAGTTCTGCGATTAAAAGAGGGTCGTAATCGTCAAGGTCGATGGTCTTATGGATAACACGGGACCTGAAATCCTCGACGACACGGAAAATGCAGTGGCCGTGAGACTTGGCGAAATCTGCGGCGAGGAGGAGTTTCTTAAAGAGTCCTATGCGTTTGGACCGGAGAATGAGGTTTAGTCCCATCTCGGATTTGCGGACTTTCTCCTTAAGCACTGGAGTTTCCGCTACACCATCGGAGAGCCTGACTCGGGCGGGCTTCTTGACAGCTGTGGAGGAAAGGACCAGGGTAGGGACTGATTTCTTGATGAGCTTGTCAGTCTCCGGCAATGGGATGTTGGGTGCACCGGCATAGGGTGTATTAGAGTATCTACGGACACCCAGACGCTGATTGGTGGCAATGACCATCTTGTGCTTCCATGTCTGGCGATTGGAGTCATCTTCCGCTACCATGTCACGGAGTTTCTTGACGAACTCGGCTTTCTTGACGGATAGTTTGGTGGTGCTGGTTAAATCTTTGGCATTTGGTTTATTGTCAGGCATTCTCATCCTCATCAAATTCTTTACCACACTTATTGCAGATTCTTTTCAATTTAGTATAATCTGGGGGCATCCAACCTGCATCTTTATCATAATGTTCACACTCAGGCATTTATAACCTCATAAGGATAGTTCTCATTATATGACCAACCATAAGGATTGGTCTCCTCTTTTTCCCAGACATTCAGTCGGGGTCGTCGTCGGAAATCTGTGGAGGCACTGTGGAGTTTAGATGCTCCCCAGAGCATCATGATGAGGGCATCGGCTCGGTCTGGTGACTGACCAAGACGAGATTTGGTCTCATCCTTGGGTTCCGTCATGAGTTTGCCATTACTCCTAAACATATACTTAACACTGCTAAGCTGGCGGATGAGGATTGGGTCATTGAGGATGGAGACCTTGCCTTCTTTGAAAAGGAGGCGGGCGTGCCACCACATCTCAGTCTTGAGATTGCTATACTTAGTTTCTTGAATGGCCTTGGTCCCTCCGTTAATGGCGAGGACTTTCTCCTTGAGTTCTCTGAGGCGGTCAGTGACTCCTCCCCCGACGCTGACATCGTCGACTACGATGAGTTTAGCCTTAATTTTGTTCTTGAGTGCTATAATACGCCCGACGGTCTCCATAGTGGACTTCTTGACGGTGATGTCCTGGTCTATGAGGCAATAACCCTTACCACTGTAGATGACTATCTCGTCGTCGCCGAACCTGGCTATGTCCGAGGCTATAAGAGGCTTATCCTCTATGATGATTTCTCTGTTGACCGCCATGCGGACCCAGTCGGAGGGGATAACCTTGTCTCCGCCGGTGAGTTCGTCCCATGAACCCTCCAGATATCTCTTAATCCAGTCTGACGGGTAGGACTTCCTGAGTTGAGCCTCGTAGTCCGAGGGGAGATAGGGGTTGTCCCGAGGTAGTGAAGGGATAAACACATAGTCGGAACCACCCCTATTGAGAACGAAGTCATCCTTCAACCAGCAATCCTCTGGGTTGGTCGCCATGATGCCATAGTAAGCCGGGAACTTGCCTGTTGGGAGACGTCGTCGGAGACGGGACTGTAGGAGGAGGAAATGTTCTCTTGAGACTTCCGAGGCTTCGTCAATGGCGAAGGCACCAAGTTCCATGGATTTGATTTTGGAGACATTCTCCTCCTCGGATAATCCCAGGTACATAATCTCACTCCCCCCGATTATCTTAATGATGTGGTCAGCTTGATTATGTGAGATGATGAGAGCAGGCGGGAAGCATTCTATGAGGGTCTTCAGCGTCGTATTCTTGAAGTCTGAGAGATGATATCTGCACATGAGGATGCGGTTACCAGGATACTGCATGCAGAGCTCCTTGACTTCCTCGCAGAGCCAGCGGGACTTGCCCCCGCCCATCGCCCCGCCGAAGAGCTTGTAGCGTTGCCCTGCCGAATGGGCTCTCGCCTGTGTCTCCGTCGGGATGTAGTTATTGACTATCCTCATACCGCCTTTATCCTCATCAAGTCATTGAGGGAGTCACTGCACCACGCCTCGAATACCTCGTCGGGGATGGGTCTGTTGCTGCGGAGGATGAAGATGTGCCCGAGGAGCCTGATTTGCCGCTCGTGGAGATTATTCATGGTATCGCCACTATTGATGTTGCCATTGTAAACCTCATAAAAAGTTAGTTAATAGGTGGTTTGAAAAAAATGCAATTGAGGAGACAGATAAGACCTCCTTCATATATGGGACCCATTTCCATCAGATTTCTTTTCCTCTGTGGTATCGCTTTTATCGTCGAGCTCGCCGACGGAGGGCGAGGCTTGCGATGTAGGCGTGCTATGTGTAATGTCAGGCTCAGCGACGGCGAGCATGCCTTGCTTGCTATGTGTTACATTAACAGCGTCGGTGCCAGCGTCGGGCAACAGCCTTGCCTCGCTTGCATCCATTGCCATGATGTTATCGGTCAATGCTGGACGCGATGTCGTCGTGATATACTCTATTATTCTATCGAATGTGAGCCGTTGTTCCTTGGGCATAACACTGCTTGCAAAGCGGACTAATGCTTCAGTGCTGATATCATCTAACGTCTTGCTGCTCAAACGTTTATCGAGCAGATTTAATATCCTTTCCCTGATGTGCGGAATAAGATTTTTAGCACCCTTTGGTCGGCCTCCCAGTTTATTGCCCTTCTGAAATCCCATGGTATATCCCTGATATTCCAAGTTTATGTATCATGATGTTAATGATATGGTATTGGTATGTGTATTGCGTGTATTCTGCGTGTTAATTCTATGATTAAACGGGCAAGGCAAAGTGCTCCATGCCTCCTTACTATTG